TAGGGCGTGGCTAATGCACTTCAAGTACGCACCGGATAGGGATGGCATACACGAAGTGTTGAAGAACTTGAATAGCTGGGGAGTACGACGACTGCTATGGCGTTGGGATCAGGAACGTAGGTACCGGGACGGGACTCACAGTCTCTAACAGGTGGGGCATATCACAACAGTAATTACTATTTTTCAAACACCTTATGATATACTTGTGGCAAAATTAAGAATAGTGTGCATATATAGCTAACAACATCTAGCGCGGGATAGCGCAGCGGTAGAGCACTGGACTCATAATCCAGAGGTCGGAGGTTCGATTCCTTCTCCCGCAACCAATAACAACAAGGCAGTAACAACAGCCCCCAAGCCTCTGTCTCCTTCTACCCTGAGATTGAAGGAACCAAGCTCACCCCGGGGGCTTTTCTTTTTCTACTACCCATTGGTGTAATGGCAGCATCCTAGTCTCCAAAACTAATGGTGGGGGTTCAAGTCCCTCATGGGTAGCCAACCTATTTACTTTATGCTAACAGTAAACCAACTCCAAGAGTTCATCAACCGCGTGGAAGTCCTGCGTGGGATTCAGGTAGGCTACGAGTCTGATCTGAAGAAGGCGATAGCGCCGCATGTGGTTGTGCTATCCGGTATGGTCAACATCGATGGCACCCCGCATTTGTTCGAGGCTGAGATTAACTTGGCTGAGTTCAAGTCCCACGATGACCTGATGCTTCTGGCCAAGCGAATGATCCAAGCCTTCACCAAGGCGGGAGTTGAGGTAAAAACATAAGGAACCAAAATGGCAGCTAGAATTAAAAAGATTCGTCACGATGAGAATACCCGGCTGAAGATCCAAGCTGCTCAGCTAATCAATCGTCTTGAGGCACACGCCAATGGTTCGGTAGAGATGACTACCACCCAAGTTCGTGCCATCGAGATACTACTCCGCAAGATCCTGCCTGACTTGGCTGATGTCCGTATGGAAGTCGATGCACAGCCAATTACCTTCAACCTGAATATGGGTTCACCCCAAACCAATGAGGAGGATGACTAATGGGTCACTGTCCAGATTGGCAACGCCACGATTATAAAAAAGTAAAGAAGCTGGCTGATGGTGGGGATGGCATGTACGATCCAGAGGTCGAGAACTATGAGGCACCTGTTGAGGTGAACTACTCTGCATCTGGTGAAGGTATGGGCAACTACGGCGGCGGTGGTCGCATTGGTCACACCCGCCACTTGGATGACGACAGGTCTATTAACGTGGGCGTTAGCGGCTCACACTGGAAAGGCGGCGGTCAATCGGGGCAAAGCCTTGATGCCGTTGATGCTACCTACAAGAATAAGTTCGGTAGCTTCGGCGTGGCATACGAACCAAAGCGCCAGAAAGTCCAGTTTACTTTTTACAAAGAGTTCTAATCTGTGTCTTATCAATTCAACTATAACCCACCCGGCAGACAAGCGGCCAAGTTCCACGCTCACGATAACTTCGTGCGGGGACTCATGGGGCCTGTCGGTTCTGGCAAGTCGTCTTCTTGCTGCGTAGAGATTGTCTCTCGCGCATTACGGCAACGCCCAAGCCCGGATGGTGTACGCCGTTCCCGCTGGTTGATTATTCGTAACACCTATCCTGAACTGAAGTCCACGACCATCAAGACATGGGAGCAATGGTTCCCGTCTGAGGTAGCGCCAATCAAGTGGGACACACCAATCACTTCGACATTTCGAATTGGCAACATTGGTGATGGCACTGGTATGGAGCTTGAGGTAATGTTCATGGCGTTGGACAAGCCTACCGAGACAGGTAAGCTAAGGTCGCTTGAACTTACTGGCGCATGGATCAACGAGGCATCCGAAGTTCCGAAAGAGATCTTCGATATGGTCACGCAGCGTGTGGGTCGTTACCCCGCTAAGACTCAGGGTGGCCCGAGCTGGCACGGCATCATTCTTGATACTAACCCGCCAGACGACGATCACTGGTACTACAAAGTTGCAGAAGAAGAAAGACCAGAAGGATGGGCGTTCTTCCGTCAACCCGGCGGTCTGATTAAGTCTATCAAGGAAGATGGCACCGACGAATACTTGCCTAACCCTGATGCCGAGAATGTAATGAACCTGCCTAACGGCTACGGTTACTACATGCAGCAGTTGGCTTCGAAGACTGACGATTGGATCAACGTGTTCGTGCTGGGTAACTACGGCGCGACGATGGATGGCAAGCCCGTGTACCCAGAGTACAACGACAAGGTTCACTGCTTGAAAGAAGATATCGATGCCACCTCGGGACTTCCGATTATTCTGGGGTGGGACTTTGGTTTGACTCCCGCTTGTATCATTATGCAGGAGACAGTCAGAGGTGCGTTGCATGTTGTCGATGAGCTAGTATCCGAAGACATGGGTATCCGCGAATTTGCCAACGACGTAGTAAAGCCTTTCCTAACTAACAACTATGCGAACTTTCAAATCGTTTCTGCTGGCGATCCCGCTGGCAGTATTAGAGCCCAGACCGATACGAGGACTTGCTTTCAAGAACTTCTCGAAACCGGGATTTATACGGAACCTGCTCCCACGAACGATTGGATCCCGCGCCGTGAAGCCGTAGCCTACTTCATGACAAAGATGACGGATGGCAAGCCCGGCTTTATGTTGAACCCAAGATGTAAATCTCTGAGGAAGGGTTTCCTCGGTAGATATAAGTACGAACGAATAAAGACTTCTGGCCTAGCTAGGTATAAAGACAGGCCGCTTAAGGACGACTACTCACACCCACAGGATGCTTTGCAATACGGGTGCTTGAAGATCCGAAGCGGTACTCAACCTGCTCGTGCAAGATCCGTTAAAAGAGTCTCTGCGAGGGGATGGACATAAATGAGTTACAGCTTACAGCGCCCACAAATCGAAGCATCAGTATCAGAAGTTGACGATCAGGAGAGCAATCCGCGTTTTGAATCTCGGCTTGGTGCTTATGTGCGTAAGTGCTGGGATGAAGCTAAGGTTGCAAAAACACTAATCACTGAGCGTCTGCTTAAGTGTGAACGTCAACGCCGCGGCGAGTATGACCCTGAGCGTCTGCAAGAGATCAACCGCATGGGTGGCTCCGACATCTTTATGATGTTGACAGATGTGAAAGGCCGTGCTGCCGAGTCGTGGATCCGTGACGTGATGCTAAATCAGCAAGAGCGCGTCTTTGATCTGAAGGTGTCAAGCTATCCTGACATGCCGCCTGAGATGAAGCGCGGTATCGTAGATCAGGTTCGGATGGAAGCCGAGGAGTTTATGGCACAAAGTCCAGAGCCAGTTCACCCTGAAGCTTTCCGCGCTCGCATGGAGGAAGTCCACGAGGCTACTCTGAATCGTATGCGCGAAGAAGCTGAGGATGCCGCACGTCGCATGGGCATGAAGATTGATGACCAGTTGCGTAAGGGTAAGTTCACAGAAGAACTGAAGAAGTTCATCACGGACTTCACCACCTTCCCTACTGCTGTTATGAAAGGCCCGATCATCAAGCGTGGCAAAGAGATGGCTTGGGGCCCCGGCTTCGCTCCTGTAGTGTTAACAAATTATACAGAACAGTTCCAGCGCGTCAGTCCTTACGACATCTTCCCTGCGCCAGCATCTACTGGTGTCAATGATTCGTATTTGATTCAGCGCCACTTCCTGAACATGCGTTCACTGGAATCAATGCGCGACACGCCCGGCGTGAACAACGAGGAACTGGAAACTGTTATCAGCCGCTTTGGTATGTCTGGCTATCGTACTTGGATTCAAGGCGACAGTGAGCAGCGCGTCCTAGCTGGCAAACCTTTCCGTTATCCAATCACCAGTGGGCAGGTTGAGACTGTTGAGTTCTGGGGTTCAGTCCCCGGCACTATGCTTCTTGAGTGGGGCATCGAAGACGAGATCGATCCTGACGCAATCTATGAGATTGATGCTTGGTGGACTGACGGTGCCTTATGGAAATGCGTCATCAATCCAGATCCACTAGGTGAGCGCCCATACCAGATTGCTTCTTGGGAAGATATTCCAGATTCGTTCTGGGGTATGGCTATGCCTGAGATCATGCGCGACACGCAGGTTATGTGTAACGCAGCAGCTCGCTCGATTGCAAACAACATGGGTGTTGCTTCTGGCCCTCAGGTGGAAGTCACAGTTGATCGACTCCCTGACGGTGAGGACATCACTGACATTTACCCGTGGAAGATCTGGCAGACTACCAGTGATAAAACTGGCGGTGGTCAGCCTGCCGTGCGCTTCTTCCAGCCTAGCTTAAACGCTGGTGAACTGATGCAGGTCTTCACACAATTCTCGAAACAAGCTGACGAGGTAACGGGTATTCCAAACTACGTCTATGGTAGTGCGGCTGTGTCGGGAGCTGGGCGTACTGCATCTGGTCTGTCGATGCTGATGGACAATGCAAGCAAAGGTATCAAACAAGCAATTGCAAACATTGATACAATAGTAGCTGGTATAGTCCAGAAACTATATATTCACAATATGATGTTCGACCCTGATCCTTATATCAAGGGCGACTTCAATGTAGTTGCTAAAGGTGCAATTGGTCTGCTTCACAAAGAGACTCTTCAAATGCGCCGCAATGAGTTCCTTGTTGCTACAGCTAATCCGATTGATTCTCAAATCACTGGCTTGCAAGGCAGAGCATATCTGTTGCGCGAAGCTGCTCGTGGTTTGCAGATGGATACAGAGAAGCTGGTTCCAAATGCAGAGAGCATGCGCGATCAAGAGATCAATATGAAAGCGCAGGTAATGGCGCAGCAGATGGTTCAACAAATGATGGCGCAGATGCAAGCGCAGCAACCACCATCGCCAGCGGAGATCCCACAGTCACAACCTTTACCGCCTGAGCCACAGATGTTGGCAGACGGTGGGCAGGTTGGCATGACTGCTGAGGAAGCAATGCAAACGGATATGGCAGATAGAATCCTAGCGGCACTAGCACAAAACAATCTCACCTAAGGAGAGCTGATGGCTACCAAGATGAAAGGCCAGATGGGCCCACTGAAAGACAAAGAAGCAATGAAGAAGTTCAAAGGCAAGGACAACCCGAAAGAGGAAATGGGCGAAGCCAAAGCTCTGAAGAATGGCGAGATAACTATGCGCCAATACAAGAAGGGTGAGATGAAAGAAGGCGAGAAGAAGCCTGACATGAAACGCGCCGCTATGATTAAGAATGGCAAGATGAGCCCCAAGCAGTATGCTGAAGAGAACAAGCAAGAGATGAAGAAGATGGCAAACGGCGGCAAGGCTACCCACAAGATGCCCGATGGCTCCACTATGCCCGGGAAGAAACACAAGGGGAAATAAATGGCAGGTAATGTTCCTGATTGGTTGAGAGGCAACCACAAGAAGTCCGGTACTGCTAAGGTATCTCATGGGGTTCAGAGTCGTCCTATATTCCACGGCGAACATTCCGATAACCCATTATCAGAAGAGAAACAGCATACCTCTGCAGCTTTCCTTGCAGACGGTGGTGATCCTACCGAAGCAGAGTTGAAGCAGATGGGATTGGATGCTTCCAATAGAGAGGCTGCGGCTGATAAGCCCGGTATCGTTGGAGGCTTCCGCAAACTCTTTGATCGCTTCAAAGAAGGCAACATCGACGCTCCCGGCAGTTTGGCTTATGAGCGTTATGGTGCTGGCCGCGGTAAGCGTGAGTACGATAACCAGAAAGCTTTCGCTGAGAACGCCAAGATGCAGGGCGACGGTATGCGTAATGCCTCAATGGTTATGGGTGGCGAGAAACAAAAGAAGTCTGAAGGCCCGACCGTTATGGATAGCAAGAGTGATATCTCTGCTAAGCCATCGGATGAGTACCAAGACACTGGCTACGCTGACATCGATACAATGAAGAAGCGAGCAATACTAATGCCCGACATTCTTCCTAAGGTTGATGCCAACGCTGTGCCACGTCCGATGGGCGACGCAGAAGATGTAGCTGCGCCTAAGACTGATCGCAGGGCTAGAGTTAAAGCTAGGGCTGAGCGTGTTCCAACTCCTTCCGCTCGTTCGGATTCTGGTGGTGCGCGAGTGATTATCCCTAACAATCCTCGTCCTCCTGTGGATAATGACAGCTTGAAGACAAAGCCCGGCTCACGCGGTGGCAACAATGAGGATCGCAAGTCGAAGCCAACAAAGCCAGCTCAAGATAACGAGACGCGTAAGTCAAAGCCATACCCAGCAGAACAAGCAGTTCAAAACTTGGGTAAGACTTTCAAAGAGGCAGATCAAGCTTACAGAGCAGATCCTAAGAACGCAGCCAAGAAGGCAGAGCGTGATCGCGCTTACAAAGCCTACGAGAAAGCCGCAAGAACATTGAGGTAATGTGTGCTAAACCAAATTGATAAAGAAACAATTAACGCTCTCGCCCAACTGCAAGGCAACATTCACTTTGAACAAGTGAAGACGTGGCTGCATGAGTCGTTGCGTGAACTAGAGAGAGTCACACCACAGACCAAGGACGAAGTTCAACTTCGCTGGAACCAAGGTGGACAACAAGTTCTTGCAACCTTTCTGCAGAAAGCAGATGGGGCTGAAGAGGTGATTAGAAAGATTCGGTCGAGATAATCGACGATCCCTAAGCTAACAGGGTTGAGTTAGCAATAATGAAAATCTTGGATAACCTGACGAGGCTCTGAGACTCATGGAGAAATAAATTTATGGCAATCCCACGCAAAGTACGCGAAGCAGAAGAACGAGCAGCAGCTCTGCACAAGCAGTTTTATGAGAACCAGCCTGTGCCTGAGCCGAACCCAGAACCACCTGCACCTGATCCCCAACCGGATCCTAACTTAACACCTGACCCTGAACCAGATTTGAATCTGGAAGGGAATGGCGGGAATCCACCCACGGAGCCGCCAGCCCCGCCACAGGATGATAAGTGGGAACACCGTTATAAGGTAATCGAGGGCAAGTACAGGGCTGAAGTTCCTCGCATGGCCGCGGAAAATAAAGAGCTACGGTCACAACTGGCCGAGCTTGCAGCACAAGTCGAAAGTTTGAAGAGTCAGGCAGAAGCAGCCAAAGCCCCACTCATCACTGATGCCGACAAAGAGAAGTACGGAGAAGATCTGCTTGATGTTATTACACGAGCAACTCAACAGGCCACCAAGTCTAAAGACGCTGAGATCGCTGATCTGAAGGCTCGCATGGAGAAAGTAGTTTCTACCACTGCGCAGAATTCAGAAGAAACTTTCTATGAGCGCCTGAACAACTTGGCACCTAATTGGGTAACACTCAACTCCGACGAACGCTTCTTGAGTTGGCTGGATGAATATGACGAGCTTACTGGTCGCACACGCCAAGACCTCCTTGAGAGTGCTGAACAGGCGAGAGATGCCGCCCGTGTCGCAAAGTTCTTCACTAAGTTTGAAGAGGCAATGCGCCCCGGTAGTTCTAATACTCCACCTCCACCAGCTGTAAAGGATAAGCACCAAGTTCCTGATAGCCGAAATAGTAACCAGTCTCCTGCCGCGAAGAGATACTTCACGCGCAAAGAGATATCTGATTTCTACTCAGCTTGCAGAAACGGGCGCATCTCCTCGAAAGATATGGTGGCGATGGAAGCCGAAATCCACGCCGCATCCCTAGAGGGTCGAGTTCGATAACCTCTAATTGCGGCGTACATATATTTTATTAAGGAGACTCAAATGTCTGTACCCGCAAGTGGTGGCTATCCTCAGTATAGCTACAATACAAACCCAAGTGGCTCAGCCTTTATTCCAGAGATCTGGTCTGGCAAGCTGCAAGTTAAGTTTTACAAATCGACTGTTCTTGGCGAAATCACCAACAACGATTGGGAAAGCGAAATCAAGGGCATGGGCGACACCGTTCATATCCGTTCGATCCCAACGATCACCATCCGTAACTATCAGAAAGGCCAAACGCTTACTACTGAAGTTCCTGAGTCAACTCCAATTGAACTCAGCATCGACAAAGGTAAGTACTTCGCCGTGGTTGTGGATGATGTTGATGAAGTTCAAGCAGACGTGAAACTGATGGACATCTTCTCGAACGACGCATCCGAGCAGATGAAGATCGCAATCGACAATGACGTTCTGAACAACGTAGCTGCCGACGCTGCTGCCGCTAACAAGGGCGCAACTGCTGGCGCTATCTCTGGTGACATCGATCTGGGCACAACTGGCGCTCCAATCGTAATCACCGTGAACAACGTCCTCGAGAAGATCCTTGACTGCGGTCTGGTTCTCGACGAGCAGAACGTACCTGAAGATGGTCGCTGGATGGTTATCCCTTCGTGGATGGCTCCTCTGTTGAAGAACAGTGACCTGAAGCAAGCTTACTTAACTGGTGACGACACTTCGCCACTGCGTAACGGTAAGATTGGTATGGTTGACCGTTTCACTCTGTACACAACTAACAACTTGAATGTTGTTGCTGATACAGTTGACGCATGGCACGTCCTCGCTGGTACCCGTGATGCAATCTCGTTTGCTTCGCAGATCACCAACGTGGAAACCCTGCGTTCGAACACAACCTTCGGTAACATCGTTCGTGGCCTGAATGTCTATGGCTACGATGTTGTTAAGCCTGAGGCTTTGGTCGATCTGTATGTTTCCAAAGTTGCTCCCTAATTAGGGGGTAGGGAGGGGGCTCTTACACGGGAGCCTCTTCCCATTTTTTATCTATAGAGGATTTATGTCTGCTATCCAACCAACACCACGGAACATACAACGTAGTAAGTTTCGTTTATTGAAACAAACAACTAGCGGTCAGATATTTGCATGGGATGAAAACCTAGCGAAGCGCGCCGATATGGTTGAGTGGAAACACCCAACACGCGAGCCCGGTAGTAAAGGTGTCAAACAAACACCAGACGAAATCAAGATGGAATCCGTTGCTCAGCAAGAAGAGCAGGAGCCTAGCGTTGCTGAAATGGCAAAGGCTGTTTTAGGCAAAAGCAAGAAATCCGCAATCGCAGCATAATGTGTGTGAGGGCGGCGTGGGCTGCTCTCCACTTAAGGAGATTCACTATGCGTCGCCTCATTTTAGCTTTAGCTTTTTTGGCAGCTCCCATTGCTTTTGCTCACGATTATGCTGAGAAGCATGTGCATGCCAAGTACTTCAAGAACAACGTAGGCGGTTGGACTGTAATCACAGACCGTACTAAGTGGTGCGGCGGTATGAAAGCTTTCGATGGTTATGCCTTTTCATCTGGCGGAGACAAGACTAGGTTCTGCTGGGTGCCGAGAGGTAATGCCGTTCTAGTAAAGTTTGAAGGCGAGAATGAAACTGGCGTGTGGCCTATGGATTCGTTTGAAGATTTAGAGCCAGAGCTTGAGCCAGATATCAATGTATTGTTTCCGGAGAATACGAAGGATCTCTAATGGCAAAGAAAGAGAAATGGATTGAGAAAGCGATTAAAAAGCCGGGCTCTCTTCGGAAGTCGCTGGGTATCAAAGAGGGCGAGAAGATACCAGCAAAGATGTTGGACAAGGCTGCTAAGGCTACGGGAAAGATGGGCCAGAGAGCACGCTTGGCAAAGACACTTAAGGGATTCAAAAAATGAAGAAGAAGGACTCTAGGCTAGAGCGCGCCGGGGTCAGTGGTTACAATCAACCCAAGCGCACACCCGATCATCCAACCAAGTCACACGTTGTTGTGGCTAAGGTTGGCGAGGAAGTAAAGACAATACGCTTTGGACAGCAGGGTGTGGTAGGTGATAGACAACCAACCAAACGCCAAGCTGCATTCAAAGCACGTCACGCGAAGAATATCGCCAAAGGCAAAATGTCTGCGGCCTATTGGGCAGACAAAGTTAAATGGTGAATAGATGGCAACTTTTCAGACAGTCATAGATGATGCGAGAGTAACTCTCAACGACGTGGACGGTACGCGGTACACTACTCCACAGTTGATGCAGTTCTGCAATGACGGTATTCAGGAAGCCTTTCGCCTTCGTCCTGACTTCCTGTTAGGCCAGTACACAGCAGCAGATGTTACTTATGTTGAAACAGATCAGATTCCAATTCCGCTCAAGTTCCAAAACCTATTGAACTTCTATGTGGTCTTCCGCGCTGAGCTGCGTGATGACGAGTACTCTGCCGAAAGTCGTGCGGGTGCTATGCGCCAACTCTTTAAGTCGGAGCTAACATAATGAAAAACCACAGCGACTTCCTAGATTATGTAATGCCACACGTTCCCGGCTGCACAGTCAATATGGCTTTGCACGAGATCAAGAGCACGATCATCGACTTCTGCGAGAAGAGCTTGATCTTACAAGAGACTCTTGACCCGGTGACGGTGATTGAAAACATATCCGATTATGATTTTGAACCATCAAAGAATCGTATCGTTGTTAAAATATTAAAAGGCTGGTACAAGAATCGGAAGCTCGAACCAATGGGCACCGATGAAATTGGCGACCCCTCCGTATACAGCAGCGTCATCAATGATGTTGAGGCAATCAAGGGCGACCCAAAAATAGTTACACAAAAAGATCCACGCACATACACTTTGTATCCTTACCCTAATGCGACAGTTGCAAATGCTGTAACTCTTCGTGTGGCGTGTAAGCCTACAAGGGATGTAGAAACAATCGATGACTTCATCTATGAGGACTATGCTGAGACTATTGGCCACGGCACCATTGCACGGCTAGCTCTGTCTCCTGACAAGCCTTACTATAGTGAGAAGCTGGCGGTTGCTAGAGAAGCGTTGTACCGTGCTGGGCTGAACGTAGCGCGTGACCGGGCATTGAAGTCCTTCGTGCGCGCACACAAACATGTCAAGATACGGAGAATCTAATGGCAGCAGACAAAATCAAATTGGTACAAGGCGACACCCGTCCTACCCTGATCTGCACCTTGACAGATGAAAACACTGGCGACCCTATAGTTCTTAGTGGCGCTACTGTCCTGTTGAAGTTCCGTCAGGTTGGGGCAACCACTCTGACCGCGACTATTACGGGCAGCGTAACAAATCCTACAGGTGGCGTTGTTGCTTTCTTCTGGACGGATGATCCTACTGCTCTTGATGGCCCACCCGGCGAGTACGAGGGCGAGATCGAGATCACATTCGGTGACGGTAGCATCCAGACTGTATACGACTTACTAAAGTTTAAACTACGTTCGGAGTTCTAAAATGGCAAGAGTGACGGTTTCGTCCGTCCTCGCCTCTGCCCTTTCAGCGGAAGTTGAAGTAGTAAGCAGTATCTCCGTAGAAGCCATCAACGTAGTTGTTGAAAGGGTTCTTGTTCAAACCGCTGTGGCGGCGGGGTATGCTACTGCTACGGTGTCTAGGGTTATGCCAGAGGCGCTGGTCGAGTACGTTCTAGCAGATGCCACCGCTTTCCTAGATGAGTTGCAACGGTGGAAGAAGTTCCGAGAAACAGTTGGTGCTAGTGACATAGCAGCGATCTCGGTAACTAAAGCATTGACTGACAGTGTTGGCACAGATGATAGTGCCGCGGTTGACGTAAGCAAGAGTCTCACTGATTCTGTTAGCGTAACTGAAACACTAGTTGTCACAATCATATTTATCCGTAACCTAGCGGATAGCGTAACTACAACTGACAGCATCCAGTTCATCAATACTGTGAAAGGGCTGACAGACAATGTAGCTACAACTGAATCAACAGTCAAAGACTTTTCCAAAGCTCTTGCAGATCAAGCAACACTAACTGATGCGGCTGCTCTCTTGATGAGTAAGCCGCTGACGGATAGTGTGTCGCCTTACGATGATTCGTTCTGGGCTTTTGCCAAGGCTCTGGCTGATGGGGTTGATGCGTCTGACGCTCTGAACAATATCGTATTCGATAAGGTTCTGTCCGACAGCGCGTCGATCACAGAAGCAAAGGCGATTGATGTAAGCAAACCTTTGACTGATGCTGTAACTCCTAGCGACTTCTTTACTAGGACAGTGCAATACAGCAGATTGTTTACCGATACTGCGACGGTGACTGAAGCGCTAAGCAACTCGTTTAGCAAATCATTGCAGGACTCGGCAACACCATCTGATACTCCTGCTTGGCATTTCTATAAAGCAGCATCGGATAGCGTCACCGTAACAGACAGCATCATCTCAATAGTAATAGTGAGTGGCGCTACACAATTAGTTAACAGCTTCCCGCTGAATGTATTTACCTTGAATGGCCCATAAGGAGACTCTGATGCAAGCCAAGGAACAACTCAATATCAAAGGTCGTCTGAAGATCTGTGTATGGGACACGATCACAGGCGAAGAGAAACACAACTTCGTAGTAGACAATCTGGTAGTTACAGATGGTCTGGAATACATTGCCTCGCGCATGAAGGACACAACCTTCGGCGCAATGAGCCACATGGCTGTCGGTGACGATGGCACTAGTCCGGTTCTTGGTAATGCAGCACTAGGCTCTGAGCTTGGTCGCGTTGCCCTGACCAGCACAACCGTTACTGGTAGCGTTGTCACATACGTCGCAACCTTCGGCGCTGGTACTGCAACTGGCGCAATCGAAGAGGCTGGCATATTCAATGATGGCGTGGCTGGCGTGATGCTTTGCCGTACTACATTTGCTGTGGTTAACAAAGGTGCCGCTGACGCGATGAGCATCACTTGGGACGTAACCGTAGCCTAATAGGAGAAACGAATGGCTATTAAATGGGCTAACAATGCCACAACCACAATAGCGTCAGGTATCTCGAGCGGTGCTACCACGATTACTGTCGCTGGTGGTACTGGCTCGTTATTCCCGACCGCTGGTGGCGCTGATTATTTTTATGCAACACTAAACGATTCGTCGAATAACATTGAGATCGTTAAGGTCACTGGCCGCTCTGGCGATGTGATGACCGTTGTCCGTGGTCAGGATGGCACTACGGCTCAAGCGTTTGTTGGCGGCGACAAGTTTGAACTACGTCCTACTGCTGCTGGCTTAGCTGCTGCTGCTGAGGGTGAGAACATTGTTGACTTGGCAGTTGCTCAAGGTGGTACTGGCGCAGACAACGCTCTGGATGCTCGTATCAATCTGGACGCTGCACAAGACCCAGACAGCAACGGCTTCATAGTTCGTAACGGCGACCACACATCGGTAGCTCGCACGATCACTGCTGGCGATGGTATCACTGTAACCAATGGTGATGGTCAAGCTGGCAACGTAGAGATCGATAACACTGGTGTGCTTGCTCTGACTCAGGGCACTGGCATAACCATCAGCGGAACCAATGTCAATAAGACAATCACCAATGCTGGTGTGACTAGCTTCAACGGAGATACTGGCGCGATTACCTTTACGTCAGATCCTCCGCAGCTAGTTGTCTTTGCCTCAAGCGGCACTTGGACAAAAGACCCCGGCCTGAAAGCTGTAATGGTCGAAGTCATCGGCGCTGGTGGTGGCGCTTCTACCCGCGGAGTCCAAGGTAAGACAACCATTGCTGGTGCTGGTGGTGGCGGTGGTGGTTATTCTCGCAAGATGATTCTTGCAGCAAGCCTTGGTTCAACCGAGAGTGTTACGGTTGGTCTTGGCGGTACTGCTTCCAAGACGGGAACAACCAACACTGATGGTGGCGCTGGCGGGACTTCTTCATTTGGCTCGCACTGCTCTGCTACTGGCGGCGGCGGTGGTCAAAAGTATGACGGTGCTGCACCTGCTACCACATCGTCTGTTGGTGGATCTGGTGGCGCTGGCTCTAACGGTGATGTTAATATTCAAGGACAAAGCGCGGCAGACACGGCTGGATCTCTTGCAACTGCTGGCGGCGTACCCGGCCTGTCTTTTGGTGCTGGCGGATTCGGCGCAAGAACCACGAATACGGCAGCAGTCAACCTTAGCAATGGTTATCTCTATGGCGGCGGCGGCGGCGGCGGGTACATCAGCGGCACTAACAACGCTGGATCTGGCGCAGATGGTCTTGTGCTAGTATGGGAATTCTACTAATAGAGGGCAATGATGAAAGCACTTATATCCCCTAATGAACCAAGAGGTGATGCGCTTCGGGTTGCCGAGGTAGTCGCCTCAGCGTTCGAAGTTGCAGAGCCTTTGTATTGGGTTGACTGCCCCGACTATGTTATGGCCGACTCGTGGGTGTACTACCCAGACTCTCAAGAGTTTGTTCAAGTACGCAACCCCGAAGAAGAAGCGGAGACACTATAATGGAGATCAAAACTTATCCATGCCACGGCTGGAAAATTGACCGCACCTCCATGCGTCGCGGAGAGATGGTTAATGACAAGGCTATGGCATCCAACTACTTCACGGTGGAAAGCGATGGCAAGATTAAGGGTGCTGGCCTGTATCACTGGTTTATGGTTCAAGGAAAGCACACCAATGAGAATCTCGGAACTGGCGTGGTCATTGAGCAAGAGCGCGGCTGGAACACCAAGGACAGTAAATTGTCTGCTGGTGATTACCTTCTCGCTGTAGTTGACCCTAGCGTTTTGTTCTGCTTCAATGAGGTGGCAAACCCAGAGGGCTTACCTGAGTTTGACTTCCATCATGTGAGCGCAGACACTACGTTCCAGTTTGCTGCTGGTGCTCGTTGGTTCCTTATGGATGGCCAGTTCACATTGAATGGTGTGACGCGAAGCCAGCCACGAGCATTTACCATGAGCGAACGCAAGCTCGTTACATTTGATACAGACTCTATGTTTATTGTTCTGCGAGACTAATGTGCAACAGTACTTTACAAAACTAGCCCTGCCTCTTCTTAATGATGTTGAGCTAGACCCGAACAATCTGGAACCTCTGCAAACTTACAGCAAGTTCCAGAAGTACGGAGTTGCGGCTACTAGACAGTTTGATAACTACGGACTTCATGTAGCTACATCTTACAAAGCAAGAACAAAAGATGTAATGAAAGCAGCAATGTTTTTGCCTACGTCTCTGTTGCAGATGGAGGAACCTGAAGGCTGGGTTCTTTCCATGCAAGACGATGGCTATCTTCCTGCGCACGTTGACAAGGATAGAGAGTGTACAATCAACTTCTACTTTGAGTGCGACGGGCAAGAGTCTAGGTTTTTTGAATATCAAGACCAATCTCTTGTAGTTGCGGCAAGCTTTATCGCTCAACACGGCGATGTGTATCTTCTGAATACAAAGCAACCGCACGATGTCAAACTAAAACCAGATAGTCCAAGGAAGGTTTTTGGACTTACGTTTAAGACAACACCATACGAGACAGTATATGGAAAACTTCTGCAAGCTGGATATATCCCTCAACCTTAATGTGTTGGATGGGGTACACCTTCCGGTTTACAGAACGGTAAGAACAAAGCAAAAGTATTCAAGGTGGCAACAGCAGACCCATGACTTCATTCCAATTGATATCTTAATGATATCTGGCAGGAGAGCCAAGGATTATTTGCTTGACCAACTACCATTAAGTGTGTTACAAACAGAAGTACCGGAACTTTCGATATTAGAAATGAATGTTCCCCTCAATACGACAGATCCAATTGTAGGGGCACACATTGACGTAGGTAGAATTACAACACTTAATTACTACATGGAAGTCAATGGAGAAGTAACATCTTTCCCTGATGCTAAGTTCACCGCTGAAGAAGGTGACATGTATCTGATGGATGTAACCAAAGTTCATTCTGTTTCTTTGACTCCGGGCTCTAGGCGCAGGGTTCTCGCTATGAGTTTCCAGCGCACTGATTACGACACATTACGGAGGCTTTGTGCATCTAAAGTTTGTAAATGAAGTTGATAGGGTTGCAGACCTGTACCCAATGGAAAAGTCCAAGGACATTCCATACGGCTGGCTAGAAAGAACCAGAGAAGACTTTCGCTCTAAGAGCAAAGACCCGTCTTGGAAAATGAACATCAACAACCACGCGGCTAGATGCCCGGGCATATTCAACTTGCTTCGCACTGGTTGGGTGATGCGCACTTGGTCTGATATAACAATTGAAACAAATGGCGATGGTGTAAGTTTCCAATGGAGAACTCCTTGGGATTGGGGTAATCCAACAATAGATTATTTCCACGAGCAGAACCTAACCAAGAACTTCAACAACTGGCCTAAGGATTCTCTGAGGCACATACTGAAGTACAACAGCGGTTGGCGAGTGAATGTACCAAAGGGATACTACCTTCTTGAGATGGGCATACCGTACCAAGACGATAGTAGGTTTGAAATCCTGCCGGGGGTCTTCGACAGAAACTACGGCTGGGCTGCGATGAATCCATTCTTTAGATGGAATGTAAAAGAAGGCATCGAGTTGATACCTGCTGGAACGCCTATAGCGCAGTACATCCTAGTTCCAAAGGACGAGATCTCACACAGTTGCGAGAACTACAATCCTGAGAAACACAGGGATGTCCGACTGCTCGATTGGATTAAGCAAACCAAATTTGTGCAGGACTTTGCACATTGGAGGAAAACTTTCGGAGAGTAGAATGATTGAAGCCGCAGTGTTGTTTGCGGTCTTCGAGGGGGCACAGGCAGCAGTCAAGGGAATCAAGGCTGCTGTACAGTTAGGCAAAGAGGTGCGTGAGGTCTACAAGGATCTCAGCACCTTTTTTAATGCCCAAGGCCAAATCGAAGTCGCATACCAGAAGTCACAAGCTGGCGTACCCGTAGAGGAAGATGGAAGAACAGCAACACAGAAGGCACTAGACATTGTGTTCATGCGTCGAGAAATGATCCGCATGGAAGTTGAGTTACGAGAGACTTTGATCTACGGCTTCAACGAGTCCGGCCTGTATGACGAGATGTGTATGGAGCGCGCCAAGATAATTGAGGCAGAGCAAGAAGCCATACGCGAAGCAAGACGCAACAAACAAAAGCTGGAAGAACAAGCAAGACGCAAGGCAGAGAAGAAGAAGGAAATGATCTTTGCTGTGGTAGGCGGGATTATAGCTGCGGCTATATTCTTTGGCACCATCTGGATGTTTACACAAGGAGGCAAGTGGTGATGACGAAATGGTTTGGTGAAGATTGGATGACTACTAAGTGGCGACCAATGATGGCGATTGTCTATATGATAATCAACTTGGCTGACTTCCTTGCCTTCCCTATCATTTGGTCTTTGCTGCAAATCCACGGCAAGGGTGAAGTTGCCCAACAGTGGGTGCCACTAACATTGTCCAATGGTGGTTTATTCCACATGGCTTTCGGTGCCGTGCTTGGTGTAGCGGCCTTTACTCGTGGCCAAGAGAAAATTGAAAAGGTGAAGAGCAATGCCGATATGGAGCGCTAAATGGATAGCTGCAGCAATAATCTCGGTTGCCCTATTTGCAACGGGCTGGTGGCTAGGGGATTCTCTGAAACAGGGACAGTGGGACGCTGCAAGGGCGCAGGAGGCGGAAGCTGTCGCTGTAACAGTAAAGCTAATGCACGACCAAGCGATGTCCAAGGAACGCGAACTGACCCAAAAGCTGAACAGCCAATCGAAACAGTACCAAGTAAAACTACAGGAGAAGGATCGTGAAAAAGCTGCTGCTCTTGAGCGCTTTCGTTCTGACGGGTTGCGCATCAGCGTCGAAGCCAGTGGTGGTAAAGACGGAGTGTCCGGTGATCCCGCCAATCCCTGCCGATGTGATGGTGGAACGACAGCCAAACTTTCTGATGAGGTTGCCCAGCGACTTGTTGAACGAAGAGTCGAAGCCGACAAAATAGTCGAGCAACTTACTGCATGCCAAGGAATTTTGAAGGAGATATCAAATGGTAAATAGTCGGAAGATCGATGATCTCCTACCTGTTGTACAAGCAAAAGTCAACAAGTTTATTGAGTTGTGTCATAATAGCGGCATTGATTTATTGGTAACTTCTACCTTCCGTGACAATGAAAGTCAAAACCAACTGTACGCTCAAGGGCGCACGTTGCCGGGAAAGAAAGTAACTAATGCAAAAGCTGGCGAAAGTTGGCATAATTATAGGTGCGCAGTAGATGTAGTACCATTGCGTAATGGTAAGCCAGTATGGGATGGCAATGATCCGGTCTGGCAAACTGTGGGCGAGTTGGGTAAACAAGCAGGGCTAGAGTGGGCTGGTGATTGGAAGAAGTTCAAAGAGCTTGCACATTTCCAGTACACAGGCGGTAAGACTATGGCCCAACTCAGAATGGGCGAGGTGATAGCATGAGCGAAGACTTGCAAATAGAAGTGCAGCGCGAACTCGAACGTCATTCAAATAAAATTGAACAAGTCGAGAAAGAGCTGTGCAATCTAAAGAAGTTGATGTACACAGTCATCGCCGTGTCATTAGGTTCGCCCCATATAGGTGCTATTGGAGAAGTACTCAAGCACCTCGTATAAGGAGGCTGTATGCGTAAGGTCAGCGATCAAGAGTTTATATCCGCATGGGACAGACTCAAGTCGGCTGCGAAAGTAGCAAAAGCTTTTGACATAAACATTCGCAATGTCCATTCACGTCGTAAGAGCTTGGAGAAAAAGTTTGGTCGATTACTGACCTGCGATGATCCAAGATCTCCTACGTTTACGATTAGGGAACACTCGCCACGAGTTGACTGTCAGTTGAAAAACGGCACGATACTTATTGCTTCTGATGCGCACTATTGGCCGGGCGTTGAAAGCACTGCACACAAAGCAATGCTGAAGGTTATAGCAGATATCAAACCAGACATCATCGTAATGAACGGTGACTTGTTTGATGGTTCGTCTATTAGCCGATTCCCCAAGATGGGCTGGGGTAGCACACCTAACGTAAAGCAAGAGCTTGATGCTGTGCAGATACGTCTCGCTGAGATTGAGGCTGTCGCTGGCAAAGCTAAGCTCTGGTGGACAATGGGCAATCACGACATGCGCTTCGAGGCGCGGTTAGCCCAAGCAGTTCCAGAGTACGAGGGAGTTTTAGGCTTTACTCTAAAGGATCACTTCCCCCGCTGGAATCACACGATTAGTTTATTCGTCAACGACAGCTTGATGATTAAGCATAGGTTCCGTAACGGCGTACATGCCACATGGAACAACACTCTCTACAGCGGCGTGTCTATGGCAACAGGACACCTACATAGGTTGCAAGCCACTTTGTTCACGGACTACAAGGGAACACGTTGGGGTATCGATACTGGCACCCTAGCAGAAGTTGATGGCGACCACATGCACTACGGAGAAGACAACCCGATGAACCACTGTTCCGGGTTTGCTGTTCTGACAATTGTGGATGGTGAACTCATCTACCCCGAGTTCTGCTCTGTCCACAAAGAGAAGGCTTTCTTCCGGGGTAAGCTTATCGAATAAGGAAAACATAATGGCAGGTCTGAAGCTGATGAGCCAAGGTGGGTACAATCCAAAGATTGCAGCTCACCTACTCGACGAAGCAACTGGTCAACGTGCGATTAACACAAAAGTTTACAGCGGTGATCTCAGGTCTTGGTTTAAGCCTAAAGCAGTTCAACCTGCCTTTGCCTGTATCGAGAACGGACAGACAATCTACAAGTCCGTTGACGCAGACAATGATGCTCGCTGGTTAGTTTGGGATAGCAATGTTTGGGTGGCTCGTTCACCTTTGCTTGATGAGACTCAGCCAGCGGGTAGCAACATCTTCTACACTGAAGGTCTGTCTCTCAAAAAGACTAATGCTGATTTGGCTGGCGATTCTTCTTTCAACGGCCAGCCCCCACAAGATTGGTACTACGGTGGTGTTCAGGCACCTATGACTGCTCTGGTTCCCACCCGTGTTGGTGGTGGCGTAGTATCTGAGACTCGTGTGTACGTGTACACCTTTGTGGAAACATTTGGTGGCACAGAGCAAGAGTCTGCACCTAGCCCACCATCTGCGCCTGTTGATTGGTCTACAACTAACACAATCGACCTTACTAACTTTGATGATCCGTTTGTTTATACAAACACCAACATCACCAAGGTTCGCATATACCGCTCGGTGACTAGCACTGGTGGCAATCCCACATTCCTGCTGGTTGCTGAGATCAATGCTTCGTCCCTTCTGCCTACACCTTCGGCTCACGTCTACAACGATGCGGTCGACATAGAAGACTTGGGCGAAGCTCTGCCTAGTGCAGATTGGCTAGAACCGCCAGACATGGATGGAGTTGTATTCCATCCCGGCGGCTTCCTGATCGGCTGGCATCGTAGAGAAATTATTATCTCCGAGGTCAACGCACCACACGCATATCCGCTGGCGTATCGACAAACAATTGACTTTGATATTGTCGGTATGGGAGTCTATGGTAACTCTGTTGCTATTATGACAAAGGGGTATCCTTATGTGATGAGCGGCAACTTACCTGAGATGATGACCCCAGAGAAGTTGGCTGCTCTTGAGCCGTGCATCAGTGAACGGTCGATTACATCAGATGACATGGGTGTGATGTACGCAAGCCCTAACGGCATTTGCATGATTGGCTCTGGCGCTGGTGGATTGGCAACTGGCAACTTGTTCACGCGGGATGAGTTCTCTAAGTTCAACCCTGCAACTATTAGATCTGCTGTATATAATGGCAAGTACTTTGCTTTTTATCAACAGGGTTCGCAGCGTCCGTTGCCTAGTGGTGGTGTGATTCTTGATAGGGCAATACCATCAAGTCCATTATCGCTAACAAGCGTAGTTGCTGCGGCTGCATACGTTGACCCAGCAACAGCAAAGATGTATTACCTAGATGACATTACTATCTACGAGTGGGAAGGTGATATATACAACAACTTCCCGTTTGAATGGTTGTCGAAGAGGTTCATCTTTGATGCTCCAACAAACTTAGCGGCTGTAGAAATTGGTGGTGAGTTCACAAGCATAGAAGCAGCGGAGCAAGCTGAGGCAGCTCGACAAGAAATCATAGACGAGAACAACGCTCTGTGGGATACGGGCGCTCCCTTGAATAGTACATTCAATGCTGCCCCGCTTAATCAATACGATGTGAACGGCTCTATATTACAGAACATACCTAACCTTATCGACGACAGGTTTGTGCAGTTCAAACTGTACGCAGAGAAGGATGGCAGTATGGTCGAAGTTCATAACGCCGTATACACAATGAATGGAGTGTACCGCTTACCCGCTGGCCTGAAGTCGCAGAAGTTCGAGATCTTGTTGGCTGGTAACTTGGAGTTGCGTTACGTCAAGATGGCATCCTCCATGAAAGAACTTGCGAGATTGGAGTAAAAGATGGCGGCACCACAACCACCACGGACGTATGTTCCAACTGAGGGAAGAAAGAAGAAGCCAGCTATACCTGCGATTCAATCAAGTACTGTGGTTGATCGTAGGTTGGCTTCTGTGCTTCAACCCATGAAAGAAACCATTGAGATCATTACTGGTGCTCGCGGTGGTAGATTAGAGCAACTTGATAACACAGCAACCCTAGAGCAAGTGATATCAAAGTTGAATGAAGTCATTGCAAAATTGAATTACTAGTGTATGGAAAAACTAATTAACGATGCCGATAGAGTCTGGCACTTCCTGAAGGACTTGGGGGTGCCAGTTATGTATTCCGCTGGGATGCAAGCTATCGGTCGTGAGATTGATGGTGGCCTCGTAGGCGGCATTCTTTACGAAGGCTTTACAAAGAGAAACATCTTCATGCACTGCGCTGGCAGGGGTAAGAAGTGGATAAGCAAGTCGCTATTGAAGGCGGCTTTTTTTTATCCATTCGAACAACTAAAGGTAGACAGAGTATCCGCATGGGTTGACGAGACTAACAAAGAGTCACGAACCCTTGTAGAGAAGATTGGGTTCAGAGAAGAAACGCGGCTAAAGGGTGCCGCACCTGACGGTGGAGATGTAGTCATCTATGTCTTGTGGCGTAAAGATTGTCGATTCTTGTAAGGGAAAAATAAATGTTCGACAAATATGATAGCTTTATGGAGTTCTATGGGGATGTGTGCGACAACCCACGCGACCCTGTTGAGCGTAAGTTAGCAGTAATACAAAAGAAGAACATAGCTTTCGGTGGTAAGGGCAGCGCGCCTGATCCTAACCCCGGCATGCTTGCTTCCGCTGAGGCTGCAAAAGAAACTGCTGAAGCTCAGAAGGAGATAGCCAGAAATACTCTGGACTTCTACAAGCAACAGTACAACGACATGAAGCCTGTGCTGCAGGAGGTTCTTGCTGGTCAGGTAGATACTCAGCGTGAGGCAATGCGCCAAGGCAAAGAGTATGAGCAGTACATGAAGGACACCTTCCGTCCATTGGAAGAGCGTCTTGCTGAAGAGGCTGGTCAGTACGACACTGAAGCTGGCCGTGAGCAATTGGCTCGTCGTGCGGTTGGCGACATCGGTGGCGCGTTCCAGCAGATGAGGCAGCAAGGCACTCGTCAAGCTAGAGCAATGGGTCTTCAACCCGGCTCAGGCAGATTCGCCCAACTGAATCAACAGCTCAACCTACAAGAAGCTTTGGCTAGGGCTGCTGCATCAACTGGTGCTCGTGAAGGTGCTTTGGAAAAAGGCCGTGCTATGCGTTACGACGCTGCTGCACTTGGTCGCGGTCTTCCAACCAACATCACTGGCTCACAGCAGATTGGTCTTGGCGCTGCGGCTGGTGCTCAACAGGGCGCTCTTGTTCCCGGTCAAGTAATGGCCCCCGGATTCCAAGGTGCAATGCAGGGATACCAAGGTGCTACCCAAGCCTACGGTACTGCTGGAAACATCTACGGTCAAGAATATGCTGGTCGCATGAACGCGTACAACGCCCAACAGGAAGCAGCGGGTGGTTTATTTGGTGGCCTTGGTAGGATCGCAGGTATGGCTGCAATGCCAGCATCAGGTGGTATGTCTGGTGTATTCGGACGCATCTTCTCAGCAGATGGTGGTGACGCTACTAGAAACGCCAAGAAGCGCGGTCTAGTTCGTGGCCCCGGTGGCCCTGTCGATGATATGATTCCAGCAATGTTGTCGGATGGTGAATACGTTCTGCCAGCAGACACAGTTAAAGCTATTGGCAAGAAGAAGCTGGATAAGGTTGTCAAGAAGACACACACCCCAGCAGCAATCCAACGTAAGCGCGGCATGAGTAAGGGGAAAAAATAATGGCTAGAGGATTAGGTGCATTTGCTGAGGGCTTTGCTCAGGGCTATGGCCAGATGAGTGAGATTGAAGCTCGCCAAGCAGCTATGGAGCGCGACAAGGAACGTCTGGCTCTCGAAAAACAGCGCGCAGGTATGGATGAGCAACGCTTTGCTTTGGATAAGCAGCAAGCGGAACTCGGCATGCAGAAGACCACTATGGATATTGCTGCTGCCAAACGCGAAGAAGACTTTCAAGCTGACCTCAAGAAGAGCTTGACAGAACTTGACGCGGAAAGACAGGCTGGATACGAGGGTGAAATCATCAACACTCGCACTGGCAAGTCTGAGGGATTCAAGCGATTCGCAAATCCAGATCAGGAGATTGGTGCGTTGAAAGAGCGCGGTCTAGCATTCAAGCCGGGCACAATCAAGCAGGTCGGTGAGATGGATCCAATAGAGTATCAGTTAAAGTTTGCCGATAAATTCATGGCAGCTCACGCACGGGCAGGTAAGCTTGATCCAAAGATGCTGGCAGAAGCACGGGCTCAGCGCAAGCAGATTGAAAGCGAAGGCGCACTCGAGGCACTCAGAACTTTCATGACCACTGGCGACGAAAAGCTTGCTAAGCAGATGTTCAACAAGCAAGGCAAGATTAAGATCGGTGATGATGTCAAGCTTGTAATTGAGCGCGACCCAATCGTCGGCCCCAAAGTTGTTGGTATGCGCGGAAATCAGAAGGTCTTCGACGCGTTTGACGATGTTATACTTCCGTCAATGTCTCCTGAAGCTTGGGCTAAAGCTCAACTCGACCTTAAGAAGACTGGCATTGAGCAGCAGCAAGAGAACCTGCGTACTGATAAGCGAGTCAGAGGCGGTATCGAAGAAGCCCTCATCCGTGAAAGATCTGGTGGGGGTGCTGGCGGCGACAAGATGATTGATCGTATGACAAAAGAGATCAACGATCAGTTCTCCTTGATTGAGGCTGGCCTAAAGCTGTCAACCAATGTTGTCAATAGCGCACCATATATTCAAAGAAAGCTTAAGGCTGTGGCGCTTGCAAGGGATTATCTTGCAAATGGTGTAGCCAAGAGCGTTGCTCAAGCGGCAAGTATGGGCTGGGAAGATTCTGGTGCACCCCCAGCGAGAACCGCAGTACCACCACCGAAATAACAAGGAACCTGAATGGCTACCTCTCCGATCTATAAGACTTCCAACGAAGCAGGAACTCAAGCACGGAGAAGGGGTCAAGCAATAAAGAGTGGAGATTACCAAGTTGGTGACTTTGCCAAGCAAGCTCTTGGTGAAGACTATCAAGTTGGTGATCTCGCTCGCCAAGAACTCGGCAAAGACTACTATGTAGGTAAGCTTGCTGATGAGGCGAAACGCTCAGGCATTGCTTCCCCCTCCTCTTCCCGCCGAGGCATCGCGCCCTCAACGTCAGGACTACCCTCGTCAACACCAAGCCGTGAAGCTATCATGGCTCAATACGGTTTAAATCCCAACGCTCCACAAACTCCCCCATCAGATCCAAACGCGCCCCTAGAAGGAAACTTTTTGGGTGACGCTGCCAATGATCTTGCTATTGGTGGGTTGCAGCTTTATGGTGCTGGTTATGAGATTGCCAACTTGGTATCAGGCGGCAGGATAGACCAAGCCATTAAAGATCGCACTGGTAAGACAGGTACAGAGAATCTTGCCGAAGGTCGTCAGAGACTTCAACAGGATCAATCTCCTGCGCTACAAGCACAAAGAAAGGAACTCGAAGATGCTAAAGGGTTTGTTGATAGTTTCGCGGCTGTTATCACGAACCCTAGGCTTGCTGGCTCAATGGTTGTACAGATGGCACCCCAGCTTGCCACTATTGGTATGGCTGCTCGTGCAGTTGCTATGCGTACTCTTGCTTGGGGGGCCGAAGCTGGTATAGGTGCCGAAGCTGCTCAGGCCGCTGCTGCTACTAACGCGGCGCGTACTGTTCTTGGTTTGAACGCTGTTATGGAAGGTGGTATGGCGGGTGCTGATACCCGTGGCCACATCCTGAATATGTCTGAGGCCGAGCTTGCAAAGTCTCCTCAGTATCAAGAGCTGTTGAAGTCTGGCATGGATCCATATCTTGCCCGAACCAAACTAGCTAATGATGCCTCTTTGATATCTACTGCTTTGGCTGCATCCATCTCCGCTATCGCCACGCAAGTAACTGGCGCGGATAAACTGGAAGCTGCTGTCTTGGGTCGCGTAGCCAACAAGGTAGAGCAAGAAGTCGGTAAACAAACT